TTAATTGACGTTTAAATTGAATTTAACATCTTCACCATTCAACAAGCACTTTGTTCCTTCGATATTATTTTCATAGATGTGAACATTACCCAAGAATAGTGTAATAGACTTAAGCTGGATGTTTATTTGTCGACTAATAAGATAAAGATGATACAAATCAGCTGGTAATCCCAGACTGGCATCAGACGAACGCTGATATGCTGATACAATAAGCTTATCATTATCAATTTGAAACTGTATCAAGCTAAGACATGGCTGTTGGTTACTTTCAACGTCATTCCTACCCAAAAACAGGACGTAATTTTTTGAAGTTCTACGTTCTTTATTGATTTTTTTAATCAAGTCCGGTAGCTGTTCAAAATAACTAGGATATGAATTTACAAGTATAGGGCCACAGTAGTCCCACCACGTGATCCCTGCCGATCTATATGACTCAGTAAGGCGTTCGCCTTTCTGGAATAGTTCCAGTTCAGCAGAAAGCTTCTTTCGAGCTATTCCATGTCCCTCAAATATTTCCAATAGATCAATTCCTTTCAATTCAAGTTTTTGATTTAGTAAGAATTTGATGTTACCTTTTTTGTTCGCCTGTTCTTTACCCTTGGTAATGATTTTTTCAAGCATTAAATGATATTTATTCACGATGATTATATTATATTTGTCATTCTCACGATTTATTAAACAAAAAACAGCCACACAATCGAAAGACTTTAGTCCCCCGGCAGTGCGGCTGTTGCTGTTTTAAGATCGTGAGAAAATTTTAATTTGTCGGGGGACATTTTTTACCCCTTTACATACTAACTTAACTTTAATACCAAGTACCCATATAAAACTTCTGTTGCCAGGGAGTTAATTTCAATTGAATTTGCTACGATATCTGATAAAATATGCACATTGTTGCTTTTTTCAACAATTTCAATCTTTCTTCCTATCCATTCAGTTCTAGCTGATATTTTATCGATAATTGAACCATGATAATCAAGATATAGATAAACGATAGATCCCTGGTTTAGGTAGTAAAAACTAGTTCTTCCAGCAGGATTATCTGCTGGGTTTGTAAATGATCGATATGCAACTATAGAAGAACTTTCATAAGGGTTCATTACTCGACCAATGGAATCACCTCTCGGATACATCTTTTTTGATGTATTTAATTCCCATGCTTCAATTACATTATCCTTTCTATCTATTGCTTTACCTAGACCAGGAATAAAGCCTGTAGCAAAGTTGACAGCTGAATTTGAATTGATACAGCGATCAGGGGGCGAAAGAGGATTTTCCCAAGTAGCCGGAACAATGTCAATAACTCCAGTGGGGGCATTTGTCCAAGATTCAATCTTTGTAAAATCATAGGTTTTACCTGCTATAGTTACTGGCTTAGTTTTAGGAATGTACATATTTCCCGAAGCCATAGCTATGGCCTGAGTAAAGCCATGAAAAACAAAGTTTAGTTTTTTTAATGAAATAAAATTCACTGGATTTACTGTAAGCCCCTTATCTGCAAACCTGTATACAATATTATGTTTTGCAATTGCTTCAATGCCAGGTAACGTATTAAATAGTACATTTTCAAGATATCCTCCAGCAGGTCTATTTAATTTTAATTGATTTAGGATAGATGGCAGGTCATACATATAATAACTTTCAACAACATCAATGTAATCTGCATAATAATCGCCTGCTGTCGTTACTTCAACTTTACCATCTAGAAGAATTTTTTTTTCTGATACCGAAATGCAGGGAATTAAATTACTTAAAGTTTCAACTGAATAACCTGATATTGAACCGGTATTTGTTCCATTTTCTTTATAAGTTAATGTACCCACAGGATTAACAAATGTATAAGAAAACCCATCAGTAGCTTTATTTAATGAGCAAATCCACAAGGTATTTGCATCTACAATCCTTAGTATAATAAAATCATTTATAATAGTATCTGTATAAATAGATCCTATATCCGAAAATGTTTTACCGTGAGCTGTCAAGGTCAGAGTCTTAGCTTGATTCCAGCCATGATTACCGCCTATAAAACTTCCATTAAAGAAGACCGGACAAATATCATCACCAGATGATTTAACCAAACTTGACATTACTTTCGGATCACCATTTTTTAAGGCCAAGTGTTCTTGGACCATGTTAATATTTGGATTTTTATCAAAATTATTTTCCCGGTTAAAAGTCAGCCAGCGCACTAAATTATGCGTTGTATTAAAACTTGTTGATACGTAAATTTGACCACCACTGTAATTAAGATGAACCGGTTTTTTAAAGTCATTAGCTAGATCATTAAATTTCTGATTCAGATTATCTACATTATTCTGAATGCCCGTTAAGGAAATAACATTAGTCGATAGGCTATCTGATGATTTTGGATAAATAATATCTCCGACCGCTCTGTCATTTAGAAGTATAGTGAAGTCAGTGAAATACAACTCTTTTCCATTTGGGAAACCCGTATTAAAAAGAAAGTAGTAACTTATTGTGCCATTAAATGCCGTTCTCCATACTATTTCAGAATAATTGATATTTATCCTTATCCAGTCACCAACCTGATTAATAATCTTCAATTTGCAAACAGCATTCTGATACTCGGCTGGATAAACACTGTTACGGGTTGCAATAATTTCACCACCTGTAAGCAGTAAACCTACATTCACAGAATATGCACAGAGTCCTAAGTAAGTCTGAAATGCCCCGGTGAAAATAGCCTGAAATTGAGTTTTTTTTGTCCAGAAAGAAAAGTCCAGTTGGCTGGGTCTGTTTGATCCTAAACTTAAAAATATAGTACGGTAATTTCCTAACCCATCCGGGGTCATGGTTGTTGTGAAAATTCTTTTAAAGGGAATTTTATCTTTTACAGGACTCTCTGAATCCGGTACAACATCTATTTTAAATGCGTTAACCGCTTCCGTAGCTGATCCGAAAAATTCAGGATTACCAGTATTTTCCTTTCCGTTAAACCTTTCATTAGGAGGTAACGAATTTAGTTCATTTATGTAAGAACTATTATCTTCTGTTGCCTGAGCTAACTGAGAAACAAAGGGAGTTACAGGAATTAATTCTGGCCTTACTGACGCGTCGGCATTCGCCGAATCTGTCATCGTTATATTCTGTTTATTTGTAACGCCATTAAAACCTGATGTAAACTGATGGGATACTGCACTGGGCGGATATGGAAAAATCCCATTAAGCGCAGCAATAAAACTCGGATATTCAACTCCAGATGGATCAATCGGTTTTATTTTCACACCTGTCGCTGAATAGTATACAAGTCCGCCATTACCTGTTCTGTGCTGTATATTAACAACATTTTGTCCGGGTTTTCTTAGATAAACTTTCGAGGCAGAACAATCTGGATTTGTTCTTAAATCACCAGTTGTTGCATCTACATAAGAAGGCGGTATAACATCGTGCAGATAGTTATAGGCATTTTGCCCGGTAATCAGATAATCTTTCGATACTGCATAATCAGCTGTCGCTTTTTCGGTTGGTAATCCACTACCTGTAGGATTTAAAACCGGCACACCAGAAGGCAATGCTAATGGTGCCTGATCCTGAATTTTCCATATATGAGCAATACCGTCCCAAAACAAAATAGCTTCATGGTTCGCTTGAATAACCAAGGGGGTTCCTTGATAAGTATATGTTTTACCAGCGGATCCACCCAATACACGGACGCTCTTGTTTTTATTTTCGAGTGTAGGTAATTCCATTACACCAGGTTCAAGAATTACAGCAGAGTCATCCGTCCACCCTTCAACCTGACTTGCCGGGATCTTACCGTCCTTATGAAAGAACGAATCAACCAGATCCCCGAAATTATTCGCTGTAGGCATTTTAAATGCCCCGAAAAACTCTTTTAATTTACTTATGGGTTGTTTCATTGTTAGATCGTAAATAAGGTGATTGAAAAGCTAATTGACCATTTTGTGTTTTCCGGAGCACTAACAGAAAAATAAAGGTTCTGCCCACTCGAATTTTTCCACATATCATTGAAAGTTGCAGAATCAATATCCGGAACTTTGAAAATTTTCATAAATCCTCTTTGAATGCCGGCCGTATCTCCAATTACTGGATATCCAGTAATACCAAACCCTCGCTGTAGCCCAGGTGCTACATAAGTAAAGGCAACATCACCTGTTAGTACAACTAATTTTCCCATCTTGAACATCCAGCATCTAGATGATCCCGGATCAATAACATTAAGTTCATTATCACTTACAGGCGTCCACTGCACGACCTGCTGATCCTTGATCCGATCGGCAATATCCAACAGATTGGATACTTTTTTCAAACTATCAAAATCTAAAACTCCACCCGCTGCGACCATCTTTGCAACTCGGGTATAATACACCGGTTTACTAACACCATCCTCAAATGTTTTTTCCGCGACAGTTTCCTCAATGATTACACGCGCTAATTTAGCGCCACCTATGAACGGCAAAACTTCTCCATCAATAACTACTGTCCCATTTGAAACGTTAGCACCTACGGTGTCGCAGCCGTTCAGAATATAGTTCTGTCCACCCAGATCAGCAAGACCAGCCAAAGAGCCATAAGCTGATTGTAAAAAAGATAATGTATTTGTCTCTAGAGGGAAACCGCCTGTCTGTTCAAAGTTCACCTTATTCATATCTTATCGTATATTTTGTACCTGCCAATTTGTATTTATTTATCATTGCTTTCAAACGTGCCGTTTCTGCGACATTGTTTAAGCTTTCTGGGACTATGACCACAAAGCCAGTCCCGAAACGTAATTCATCTGCTGTATAGATTGCCCTTTCACCTAGGAACAAGGGTCGCTGCTCTCCATCAGTAAAGATGTATGAACGCTCATGTAAATTAGAATCCTCAATGCGTATCGACCGATCACCGGCATCGAAATAATCATTCAATACCTTTCTTAAAGAAAACACCTGCGGTGTAATAGCCAGGTCCTTGTTATGATCATCACGTTTACTCAAGAACATGAGATAAATTGTGCGCATAGCTGAAGACAGCGTTTCAATTAATGCAAAAATCCCTTTGCGCCTAAAGAACAATGGAAGTAGATTAATGATCAACTTCTTGAAATCAACTGAAAATATTCTATCCATACGGCTGATAACTTATGTTTGAAAAATTATTCGGTTTAAAGTATCCGCTTTCCGGAATCTTATAAACATTGATTGCCTCTGCATTACCATAACCTCCGGACGTTGGATTGATCCAAGAACTTGAAGCTGAAACTAGATGTGGTATTTCCACACCCTCAACCTGCTGCAATGCATCGATCAGTTTAACCAATTGCAAAACCCCGTTAAAGGGCAGGTTTTTCAAAAAGGTATTGATTGCCAATTCAACTGGGCGTGTGCTATCAAGCAAAAGCGATCCATCTGGAGCAAATATCAAAGGATCATAATAGATGACCATGTTCAGATAAAGCAGGTCGGGCAAATAGTTCGTGACCGTTATTGTATTTCCGGCATCTTTGACTTCACTTAAATATTCCTTGAATGCTGTGAGCTGTTCTGCATTTATCGGTTCCAAATTATTATTTGCATCTTCTGTTGCAATCTTGATGATCAGACGGCTTTCATTTACCGCTTCATTTACCGCGCAATACTTGATGATCTGCGAGGTACTGATCTGCTCATCTGTCAAACCGGTATTATCGTACTGATCACTGTCCTCGATCAGTCCATAACCAAACCGAAATGCACGGGCTTTGCTCCGATACCAACGTAACGAGTGAGGTTTAAGATTCGCTATCTGATCAGAGACCTCTTGAGCATGCTGATCAAATAACTTCTCTAATACCCAAGTCGAAAATGAGATAATATCGATCAATATATTTTCCAAACTAACTTTAGAAAATTCTGTATCAAAATCAGATCCTACGTCAAATGAATATGTGCTAGAAAGCACCTCATTATTCATAAAGGTGATTTTTATTGCTGTTTTTATTTCTGTTAATGTTCTAGCCATTTTATTTAACTTGAAAATCTACTTCTAATATCCAATACCCGATTCCACCGAAAGAATCGAAATTATCCAACGTCCCGTGAGTCGCTATCTTATAATTTTTACCTCTAAAATAGTCGACGATATCCTTTATTATATATCTCGACTCGGGAACAATAACCTGTTCTTCTGGGATAAGATCATCTGTAATACTCTTACCACTGGCCATGGCCATTTCAAAAATAGAGAGCACAGAGCCCGTCTGCTCAACAGCCAGGTCAAAGAGTGTTTGGTTTTCAATAATATTGATTGTATTCATCGTGCCTCCAATTCTTTTACCCGTCTACGCAATTCCATATTTTCGGTTTTCAGCATCTTCACCTTGCGATTAAGTAGCGCTATTTCATCTTTTAGGATTCGTTCCTTATTTTCATAGAGTGCTTCGATATCCTGATACTTTTTTTCATACCTTGTTTGAAGGTCATCAAGCATTACTTTATAGTAATCTGCCAACTTGATATCATTATCGATTTCTTTACCTTCTACTTCTGTCGAATCTTTCTTACGGTTAAATATCCATTCAACGGCTTTAGTCAAGAAAGCACCAAGCGCAGCGGCCAGTGCTAAGTATACCTCTGTCATCCAATTATTGTCTTTATCTGTTCCTTAATCTGATCATAGCTTTTACCATCAAGTTCCAAATGAACCTTGACCCGGTTTTCAATATCAAATCGGGAATACTTAGCACGTACAAGCTGAATGATGTTTGCACCCAATGCCGGAAAGAATTTTTGTTCACCCTGATTCATCTGTAATATGATCGATACTTCCTGCATTGTCGAATCTCCAACGATCAGTGAGCCATTATGCACCTGTAGATCTAAATCTTTACCTAGTAAAATTCCTTTGCCAGCCATACTATACGTTTTGAATTATTCCCTTACCCGTTACAGGACCTCCAGTAGCTGAAGTACCAGTAACAACTGTTGTACGGCCTATTACAAACTGTGCAACTCCAGATGCTATTTTTTCCGCAAGTCTTTTCCTAGCTTCAGCTGGATTAACTTCTTTGTCAGAATCAAAATCGAATGCATCTTGAAGTATTTTGGATAATTCTTGTTCAGTAATTGCCATTTTTAACCGATTAATATTTTATTTAACCTTTGTTTGATAACTGTCATCGCCGGCACATTTATACTTCGTCCCTGGATCACAACAATTTTATTCAGCTCGTCGATCATATCGTTTAAAACAGTTTTAAGAGACTCTGAATTCTGCTTTAAAATGAATCCTTCTTTTTTCACATGTAATAAAGTTGAGCCAACTTTTATTTCAATTTCTTCAAGCTCTTCAGCATAGATCAAAAAGCTATTTCCTGATTCGTTTCCAATAATTCCAATAATACAGGTGCAACCTATAACAGGCTTCTTGTCTTCAGAACCAAGCCCGAGCAGTACATCAAAGTATTCCAGATCATCGACGATACCAATGACATCCATAAGCTTATTATCCCAGTCAATGCTTTTAACAGTGCACCAAGCTGTCTGCACTTCAGACATGTTCTTGATCTTATTACCCAATAGACTATTTAATCGTTCTATGCTCATGCCGTTTTTTCTCCCAATGTAATTTGCTGCCTAATACCTCCGACATCAAATGTCTTCATCACTTTTTCTATGTAATAGACACCATCACGATCAGGATATAATCCAGACTTCAACTCAACCTTTTTACCATGTTCAACCGATGGCAAACCGAATGCAGTAAAGGAACCATCGAAACGATCGACCTTTGCTTTCTTATAATCCGAGCGTGCTAAAAGTTCAAGTTCAGCACGAACTTTTATATTTTGATAGTTACGTGATACCTCGACGTTGTAATCTTTATCTCCAAATTCAACTTCAATTTTCTTTCCGAATCGATCTGTCGAATTATACCTGAAGATGATCAGTACATCTTCTTTTCTTTTATAGTTTAAAGCTGTCGAAACGCAATTTCTTTCCAAATGGAATTTAAAGGGTTTTTCATCGCTTTTTAAAGAGTAGTATTTACCGGATATCAAAGTTTTACCTTTCATATAGGTAAAGAAGTTCCAATCTTGCTGGAGCTTTTCGATAACAGCTCCGACAGTTGTTTTTGCCAACCGAACAGATCCAAGTTGGATCTCATCAGCATCAACTTTGTAACCAGGTGCAATTTTTTCTAACAAAGCTTTCAAAGTAATCTGTCTAGCTGAAAAGTTGACCGGTAAGTTTCTGACCTTAAACATTTCATCTTCAAATTCTATTGATATCGGGATATCAGCAGACACCGTTGCTATATACCCTTTAAATTCTTCAGTCATATTGTTGTTGTACCCAAAGCTAATCTCGATAGGATCTCCACGATGGAATACATCTCTTATTTTGTACTTATCAAAGAACTTTATATTACGAGGTAAAGTTAAAGTACCTCTTGATGTCATCTCTTTAAAGGTGCTTTCAAATTCAATCGATGCGCAACGATGGATAACTATTTCCTTCCTTTCGCGCATTGCAGGAAAGACAATTTTACAGACCATTACCAGTGTTGTCATTGCTCTACGTAATTAGGTAAACCAAATTCCATTGGATCATCACCAATGAGACTCATTTGAAAAGCAACGACACCTGGTTGACCCTGTGGTATATTTTCAGACCACTCGGAAATACACACGCGTTGTATACTGCGGAGTCCAAATTGAGATCCAGAGACCTCGATTGCATCGGCTAAATTTTCCCACTCCAACAATTTCGCAAACTGTTCCTGTGCTGAGTTATCTGGTTCATCTAAGCAAAGCCCCCTCACATCGATTATCCAGTCGTCAAATCCGAATATTTCTTTCACCGTACCGTTAGATCCTAACACGTTCGTTCTAGTGATATTCTTAGCTCTTCTGAACGAAAACATTGTTGCTGGAGGTAAAGCAAAATCATTTAGCTGAACGATCTCCAGCTCACCGTTCAATTTATAGCGTTTATAACTGCCTTTTTTGAAGGATGCCTGAAACATGATAGGCGTACCCATCCAGCTCTGCTTTGATTCTTCATTATAATACTCGGGCAATGTATTAATGCCCATGTAATTGATATTTGCAGGTGTATTACTTAAAAGCGGTTCGGTAATGTAGATCGGCATATTAATGCCAAAAGCAAACTGAAAAAGCTGTGAAACATTATATCTTATATCTGCCATTATGAACCTATATTAATTGCTGCATCCTGTAATCTGTCTGCGATTCTTCCTGCCACTTTATCAGCCAGGTCACGAATATTTACACTTTTATCTGCGTTGAAAATATTACTTACATTAATAGTAATGGATTTGATTCCACCAGATCCGCTACCAACATTCAATCCATCTGATGAACCGTTTCCTTTACCTTTCTTAGTCTTATCTTTGACTGGTGAGAAACTTAATTTATCTGCTTTTATTAGATCGTTAACGGAGGCTTTATTTTCGGTTTGTTTTTCTTTTTTCTCCGAAGTTTCATTAACAGTAATCAGATTATTCTTTTTTCGAAATTCTTCTACTGCATTTGCTGATTCTTTAGCCCATTTCCATCCAGTCAATTCACCAACCCAACCTAAGATCCTTTGCAACGGATGCATAATAACATCAACTAGAACAATACCGATCCGCTTGATAGCACCAATAATTCCGTCAGATTTAAAAGCCTCTACGATAGAATCCCAATGTCGCTTAATGAGTAGGATCCCTGATATTAAAAAGCCGATAGGTCCCATGAAAGCAAGTACAGTTGAACCCCAGGAATCAAAGCTGTCGATAGCAAAATAGATCAACGTGATCAAAGCAGTGATACCGGCTATGATCAGTCCAATGGGATTCATGCTCATGGCAAAGTTTAAGACCTTTTGCGCCGCTGTCTGTAACCATGTTGCCTTTGTCAAGGTCTGAACAATTGGAATAATAGAGGCTAAGACCTGTAAAAATGGTCCCATCTTTTGCGCATAGATTCCAACATCCCCAACGATCTGACCTGCTTTAGTAGTGACATTCGACCAAAAACGTAAGAATCCAGCACCAGCCTCTTCAACAGCAGGAAGGTCTTCAAGCTTGGGCATACCATTAGCAAGGCCTTCGATAAGTGCAGCACCGGCATCTTCACCAGCTCCTTTAAATATATCGGCGAGTACCAATTGCTTTGCCTGCGCAGTCGCGCCCTTCATACCTTTAGCAATGATCTGCAAGGCCTCCATTGTTGTTTTACCAGCTAGATCTTTTTGCTTGAGTCCGATACCAGCTAATGCGTCGATCTGTGTTTGCCCCATTTCTCGGATAGCAAGACCACCTTCTTTTAAAGCATCAATTGCCTTGTCAGAAAATACTCCATCCTTACCAGCCTTAGCAATTAATGCGATCGCGTCAGAGGCACTAATTCCCAGCGCTTTGATCTGTGGACCATATTCTTTCATCTGATCAAGGAAATCACCATTGACATTTGCACCCCGTTTAAACCCCTCTTCGATCAGGGCGAGATTCTCTTCGTAAGTGCCGCCGATCTGTTCTGTCATTGCATTAGCGGCAACTGCGATTTCAGATGAATTTTGTTTATAGACATCACCGATCTCACGGCTTTTCATCACAAAGCTGTCGAGTGCAGCACCTGACAGATCAGTCATGCGCTGCACATCAGTCGTCAAGGTTTGAATTTCAACTGAAAAACTAAGACTATCCGAAACACGACCAATGATTTCAGCGAACTGATTTGCTCCGGTTATCATTGCGTTCCAGTTGGTATCCTTTTTTTTCATGACATCCAACTGATCATTGATATCCTTCAGATCCTCTTCAGTCTCCTGAAGCTCTGTATTTAATTCAGTGACCTTTTTCTTCTGTGCCTCAAGTGCTGCCAGAGCTGCAACTTTAGTACGCCCAGGTGTTGCCTTTTCATAAGCTTTTTCAAGCTTACCCAGTTCGGCTTCATTTTCCTTTATTTTCGCCTTTAAATCATTGAAATGATCTTTTGTATTAACAAGAGCTTCTTTCGCTTCTTTCTCAGAATACTTGATCCTGTCAGTCATTTCATCAACAGATCCGGTCACAGCATTAACGCCCTTCATCATGTTTTTGATGGGGGCGGTAACTTTATCACCAAATTCTAAAATCCATTTTGTTATGAAATTTGACATTTTCTAATTTTTGTTTCCGTATAATTTGTGAGCGAGCGTGTAAAGAACATCTTCCAATATTGCCCGGGTATTATTTGCCTGTACCTCCTGAAGTTTCCCTTGGATATAAAGCCATTCATTTACGATTCTAGCCCAGTCCTCATCATCAAGAGCCAATGGATCTATACCTAGATGGCGAATCATGGCATTGCCTTTTGCAATATCATCGCCAGTTCCATCTTCCAGAGAAAGACTAAACTGGTCTAAAGCTTTTTTATGGTACCTTTTGCCGATTCCATCAATTGGCCAACTTTTGAAAGCAACTGACTGTATATTGCACCATCATATTCATAAGCCTCTTTGTCTCCTTCCAATACGCATCCAAGGATGATTTTTTGCTGTACATTGATATCCTTTTTTTTCTCAGCATCAGCAATTGCCTGAATGACCGATCGCCCGGGTTTTTTTACCAAATAATGAAATTCCATATCATCATCTGTCTCAATGATGATTTCTCTCAAATTACGGGCACCACCGACTTTAGCAGCATGGTTATCGATTTCGGTTTGACCGTATGGTTTTATGACTTGCTTTTCCATTAAATAACATTCCAGTTAATGTGTGAAATAATAAGGGTGAACTGTGTAGCTATTGTACCATCAGCTTGCTTAACATCGACACCGACATTTGTGAACTCAGCATTTCGGATGATATCCTTTGTGATAAAGCCATCTTCACGCATATATTCCACAACCATGTCAAAGGGTGCGATATCCTGTAATCGTTTACCTTTAGGTAGTGAGGCATGAATAGCATCTACCTCTTCTTTATAAAGCGTAATAGAAGCCTTTGCTTCATAATTACCTCGTGATCGGCCAATAGGCATATCTCCATTACCATACACGTTTTCTTTGGCAACGTTATCATCGTAAGCCAATGTGTTGATGCCTTCGACATCCCGTCCAAGTAAGTTGGTCGTGATGGAATTCCATCCCGTCATCGTACCAAACTTGTTTATAATTGTTGCGTTCTGTGACATAGGGTTAAATATTATTTGTTAGACCAACAGCTACTTCAAACTCATGCACGATACCATCGGCCACAATCAATGCCTGAACTTTTACAGGATTTGTATCATTGACGACCTGTCTATAATCGATCGCTACTTCAAATCCTGAAATATCATCTGAAGCGACCATTTTATTCAGCGCTTTTTCTAATAAGGTCTGCCAATAACTTACAGTTGTACTTGCAATAAATCCAGTAGTAGGATCTTTTTTTACTTTTGATTTTACACGTGGCAATAATGTCGCTCTGATCAATCGAGCTGCCTTATTCCAAACCCGATTATTTTCGATGAAGGCATAGTCAGAACCACGGTCAATTGCTGTATAAGAATTTTCAAAAAACTGTCCGGCATATCCTTCATAACTGGAGGCAACGATATAACCTTTATCGATGATGGCTTTTAACGCTGCCTTATCCAAAGAAGCAATGGAACGTCCATCTGAAAGAAAAGATTCCAACCAGCGTTTTTCAACCTGATCTGTTAACGTGTAATCATCTGTACCACGTTTTGCACGGGGTTTACTTTCGATATCAACCGATCCTAAATTTTCAGAAATCTTTCTAACCGCAATCATCCCCAAGACAGAACCGATCGATACTTGCTTATCGCCTTTTTCACAGGCAACAACTACCGATACATGTGCACATTGCAGTGTAAACAGATTTAATGTAAAATCCTCCAGTTCATCAAAACAGACCGCGACGAAATCAATAAATCTATTTTCAGATAGTAACTTATTGACGATCGTCTGTTGAGCAGTTACAACAGTTGTAACCTGGGTTAAAATTTCGGGATCATGTTTAACCGACAAAGCATATCCTTTGATCTCTTTATTCTGGTTTAAGAATCCGATCAAATCTGCTTCAACAACCGAATTAAAAAGATATAGCGTCGCTTCTGGTGCCAATCGGAAAAACTCGGTTATCTGATCATGAAGTTTTAAACTGTTATTCGCGTCAAAGCTTTCATTTATTCCGATTTCTTCAGCAGCATAAGCTGATGTTAAAACAACACCTTTTCCAGCATTATTGACAGCAGTAGCAATTGCGCCAACAGGAATACCAATAACGATCATTGCGACATGGTTGTCCGTTCCTTCAGCCAGACGTTGAAGACCACCTTGTAGTCTATCAACCGTAACACCGCCTAACTGCGCCATTACACTTTTGGGATTTTAATTTTTTCACCTATCGCAACACCTAGATCTACCAGATCAGGATTAGCATTCAACAATTCCTGGGTTACCTCGACCTCTTCTTCTTCCTGATCAACGTCAGTCTCCAGTTCTTCAGAACGCTTTTCAAAAGCAGCTTTTACTGTCTTACGTTCATCGGTTGCATACTTAGCCAGGTCTTCTAAATTTTGAGCTTCAAGAATAAATTTGATTACTTCTTGAGCAGACAATTTGATCGGTTCATTTTCTTCAGAACTTTCAAAATCTTCTTTTTTGAAATCAAATACATTTCCCTTAGGTCCAGCATGATTGGAGGCATCACCTTTATTGAAGAAAAATTGACCGTCACTAGTGGCAAATATTTCAGAAACATGAGCTTTTTCAAAAAATTTGCTTGCTTTCGCATTCAGTTCTTTTAATGTTAATGTCTTCATTTCAATATTTTTAATTTTTTAAGAAGTACTCTGCCAACAATAATGACTATACCAATTCCCCCAATCCAAGCCAGTGATTTTATATACCAGGGTATATAGGGTACATGTTCCGTTTTTAAAATAGTTTTGGTATCAATTCTCTGTCGGTCTTTTTCAGTAATCTGATCGCGGATTTTTGCATAAATAGATAAGCTATCACAGGTACAGTCGACTTCTAGTTTTCCATCACTCACCTTTATTCCTGCAATAGCATTTTTATTCTGGCTCCCGGATTTAAAGCCTTCTTTTAAATCCTTTAAATCAACTTTAAAATTTGTATTAGCAACTTTCGTGATAAACACAGTATCTCTCTCAGTGACCGTTTTTGTTACGGTTACCGTATCATGTATTGTCTGGTGCAATACAAGGGGAATTGATGATCCAGTTTTTCTGGATCCGCAGGCTGTGGCAAGTAAAATTAGCCCTAGTCCGATGAACAGTACTACTTTATAGAGTAGCTGGTTCGATAAAATTTTATAATGTTGCATCTCTTTTATTTAATGCCTGCCTGAAGGCGAAGCTGTTCTAAACTTTGTCCAAATGTCATCTGGAAATGAGGGTAATCTTTAAATGATTTCCAGTCACCACCCCATTCGAAACCCTCTTCTTTCGCAATTCTTACGATATCTTTATTGAGCACAGTCCAATCGGCCTGACCATTCTTTATGACGACTACATCTAGTGCCAGTCCAAAATTATGATAGGAGTACCCACCTTTTGCATTTGTAATGATCTTCCCTGGCTTAGTTCTGCCTTGGGCATAAAAACCATTTTGCTCAGCAATATTTCGTCTTCCTTGCGTTACCCTTAGCGTAAAACCAAGTTCAGTATATACCCTGTTGATGAAACGAGTAGCAAAAGGCTGCACACGTTTATCAAGCGTGGCAATCCTTTCGTCAGTTACTTTATCCCAGGTACCCATAATTATACATTACCAGAGATCAATGCGCCAAAGCCGTGATCCTGTGTTTTACCTGCAAGACCGTAAACCTGTAATCTGAATCTGCTCTCAGGATCAGCGCCTTCCGTATCGATCGTTTCCGGTTTATAAAGGATCTTGACCTGATTCAAATACTTAGTGGTATTTGGAGCATAGTAAAAAATAGAAGCCTCTTGATCACCAGCTTCTTTAACAACACCTTTTGGGCGTAATACACCAGCGGATGTGTATAATGGAGCTGCATTGTTCTCAAAAATCTTCAGCTTATAAAAGCCATTAACTTCACCTGTCACAGGATTGATGCGAATTCCGTTTCGATGATTTGTCGTTCCGGCCGCATCTAATTTTAAATCGTTTTGGTGGACCGGTGCTAAATTCATGAACCATTGACTTAAATCCGTTAAATTCAATAAATTGATTTCCGATTCAAAGTTTATTAAATCTTCAAAAGTCAATCTTTTTCGACCTTTCCCATCATCATCTCCGGTTGTTCTTAGAAAAACCATTCCTGTACCTGCCTGTTCAGGGGCTAACTTTTGAATAATATAGTCGCGATAACCAACTTTAAAAGACTGGTCATGCAAAACTCTTGTTTCCGCACGAAGATCAAAAGATAAAGCACGAATGTCTTTATCAGTCACACTACTTGGAGTGGTGTCTAATTTATCCCAGGGCACAACACCATTTTGACCAGCTATCGATTTAGCTACCAAAGGCTGCGTATTATTAACCAATAGATCAACATTATTGATCAGTTTATTAGCTCTTAGGCCATCAGCGGTAACTGCTCCCTGTGGCGCATTTGGAATCACGCCAACAAAATCATCTTTATAATTTCTGAAGTCTTTAAGGAGTTGGGGAGCAACAAACTTATTCAGATATAATCCACTTACTAATTCCATTTTCTATATTTTAAATGATGTTAAATTGACGTATTTAGCAGTTTTTCAAATTCTTCAGGTTGTTCGTCATGAAGTTTTGACAACCCTTCAGGATCTTCATCCTGCCATTTAGCATATGACCAGTCTTTACGGTCAGCAACTGCATTTTGATTAAGATTAGTATCACCAATGACTTTGCTCAACTGTGGAACTGGTGTCATTGCATTGATGACCGCTTCAACAGCATCTGGGTCTTGAGCGGCCCAATTTTCATAAGTCTGTTTTACTTCTGCAGTAATCTTTTTGTCCAATATTGCTTTAGCAACGATTGCAGCACCACGCATTTTTTTAGCTTCTTGAGCTTGCGCATTTACCACAGTCAATCGGTCAGCATCTTGTTTAGCTTGTTGAGCAGCATTGATGATCTGTTCATCTGTTGCATCGGCCGCAAGGCCTAGGGCTGAGATAATCTTTAGTTTATCCATTTCATTATTTGAATTTATTTCTTCTGAGTTTTCAATTTCTTCTGGAGTGAGACAAGCTTGTACCATATTATCATGTACAGCTTGTGGCGTGTGGACAGGTTTTCCGATCGCATTTATCAGTTTCATTTCAAGAGCCTGTTGAGCTGTGAGCCATAAATCGCCCTTATTCCATAGTGCCTCTACTTCACCTTCTGTCAGGCCAGTTTTAACAGCATATCCACGTCTGTAATCATCGGTTAGATCTGTCAAAAGTTTCAGTTCACTTTCAATAGCATCCACATTACCATGAATATTTGCTTCCGGACGGTGGATCATTAATTTGGTAGAAGGGTCAGCCGTTGTATAATATTTTGCAACCATGTAGGTAACAGCACTAGCTGCTAAACTTCCAAGATATAGATCAACATTTTCAGGCCCGAAGCGATCTAGTTCGTGACAGATATCCGAAGTCTCAAAGACACTACCTCCACCGCTACTTATATATAAGCTGACTCCTTTAATACCCTGTGCAAGAAATGCATCAACAGCAGCACGTATGACGGCGGCACTTCCAGTTTCTGAATACGTACCAATGATATCGGTAATGCGGATGTAACCACGGCCTGCATGCGCTTCCGCTGTGATTTTTATTTTCTTATTTACACTCATTTGAAAGTCTCTTGTTCCAATTATTTGATACAAAAAAACTGCTTAAGCGAGTCAAAAAAAAATCAACATTCCAGTTTAGTTTTAAATCACAACTAAATTAGTATCAGACATATACTAATTGAAAATCACGTTTTTTCAATCCGATGCTAATCCTTCATTTTTGCTCTATATAAGGAAAGAGATATGGGAAGATCAAAGGACAGCGAGCGTAATACAGCACATAATATGTACGTGTTCCAAGGCAAATGCGCTAAGGAAATTTCGCTTGTCATTAAGGTCACGGAAAAGACCGTAGGCAATTGGATTACCAAAGGTGGTTGGAAAGCTGAACGGGAAGCTGAACACAATACCGGGCCAAAGCGAATTGAAAATATAAAAAGGGTAATTGGTAATCTAACTGAAAAAAGATTGTCGGTGGAATCGGAAGCCAGAGCAGCTGAAGCAAAAGGTGATAAAGCCGATAAATTATTACTGGATGCACAGGCGGCATCAATGGCACTTGAGGTAGCCTACTGGAATAAAGCACTTACTGGCTTGGATAAAAGCACAAGGATCAGCTTAGAGATTTATTTAGAGGTAATGGAATCCATATTTTCGGATCTCAAAAAGTACAATAGTGATCTATACCTATCCACCATAGATTTTCAGCAGTTGCATGTCGAAACCATTTCTTTAAAAATTGGATAGATGAAGGCAGCCGATAAAAAAGCAAAGGAGCGGTATCTCAGAAAGCTTGAGCTAGTCCGTAAATCGGGAAAGGTAAATCCTTTTGAAACTGAAGAGGAAAGAAAAGCAGCCATTCAACGTGCAAAAGACGATCCTGAATTTTGTGTTCAGCGCTTCTTTCCTCACTATGCAACATCAGAATGTGCACCCTTTCAGATTGAATATGCATGGCTTGTGGCCAATGACCCAAATTTTACAGGTTTCGCAAAATGGGGACGTGGCCTTGCAAAGTCAGTTTGGAATAATGTTATCATCCCTTTCTGGTTATGGCTCCGAGAAGGAGAAATGTATTTCGTTCTGGTTGGTGTTAGTGAATCCCGTGCTGTTCGACTTTTAGAAGATCTCCGGGCAGAGTTTGAGGGTAACCCACAAATTATAGCAGATTTTGGCGAACAAAAAAAGTTTGGCAGCTGGGAGGATAGTTTATGGATAACCTCTTCAGGTTTTATCGCTCAGGCCGTTGGTTTTGGTCAATCTTGCCGTGGTATACGTGTAGGAACACAAAGACCAAAGCATTACAATTTAGATGACTTAGAGACCAAAGAGACAATTAAGAACGAAAAGCGCCAAAAAGAAATGGTCGAATGGGTAGAAGGTGAATTACTTCCTTCCATGGACGGTGACTTTGAACGGTTATGTTTTTCCAACAATTGGTTTGCACCTGTTATGTTCCTGCGTATGCTGGCTGATCTTCATCCAGACTGGATCGTACATGAGGTAAAAGCGTACAACCCGATTACATACGAACCTGCATGGACGTCGAAATATACTCCACAATATTATCGAAAGAAAGAAAAACGCATGGGAGTTCTTGTCGCATTGGCAGAATACAACCATGAGGCGAAAATGACCGGTAAGGATTTTAAATCAGAGTGGATCGTATGGGACAAAATGCCGAACCTCAATCATTTTAAAATAATTGTCGGGCATTGGGATGTCGCTTATGCCGGAACAGAGACCAGTGATTATAACGCCATAAGAATATGGGGATTATGTAAGGATAACTTATTCTGGTATATACAAGGTTATGTCAAAAAATCAAAAATGGCTCCAGCAGTGGAGTACATGTGTGATGTACAGAGCACTTTACCATCCACGGTGATCATCCACTGGCAGTTCGAGTCGCAATTTTGGAACGATGAGGTACAAAGGGTCTTAAAAGAGGTTCAGAAAGAAAAAAAGGTCCGGTTGAACATTAGCAAGATAGACACGCCTCGAGGTAAAAAGTATGACCGTATCAAGCGCATGGTACCACGCTATCAAAATAATAGGATCCGGTATAATATCAGAATGAAATCTGATAACGATACACAGGTTGGATTACACCTTCTATATGGCATCGAACCTAATTACACGACAAAAGACGATGCCCCTGATGCCGATGATCAGGCACAAGAAGTACTGGAAAAACATATCCCGATCAACGATGAAGAGGAAAGTGATCAAATAATATGCGGGTCAATGGAACCCAATAACGAAAGGATTTAATATGATTTATATCAGCAGAGATGATCTGACTACAGATAGTTACGATCGCTTTATCAAAGAAAGCAGTGATGATATTGAAGGCACACTTGAAAAGGCCGAGAAAAGAGCAATTGGATTAGCTAAGACCTATCTATCCGGACGCTATAAAGTGGATCTTATTTTTGGAGATCCTCCTGTACGCAATGAATTGTTAGTTGATATTATCTGCCAGATAGTACTTGAAAAAGTGTTTGGAAGAAATGCCGCACGCAAAGTTTCGTCCGATATCAAAACCGGTTATGATTTTGCCATCGAGCAATTAGAGAAAATTAATTCAGGCCGTACCGTTTTAGCTGACCTACCCATGATCACTGATGAGTCGGGGCAGGCATTAAGCGATAGTTTATTTGGCAATTTGTCTAACCCTAATTTTTATATATAATGGGATTATTTGATTTTATATTCGCACCTTTTGACCAGATTTTTGCCGAGCGCATCGATACCCAGATAGAAGACCGTATTCAGGCTGCCATTAAACAACCTTCAAGCGGTCCTCTTTCATCCGTCGTAGAGGGACAGGCTGTAATGATGAGCGCTAAAACCGTTGAAGACTGGAAACTGGCAGTAATGGCCGCTACCGATCCTGACAATCCCGACTGGTCATTACTTTTTCAACTGCATGATAACATGTGGCTAGATGATCATTTAGCCAGTGTGGTCGAAAGTCGAATTTTACATACAAAAAGTCATCCATTTAAACTCGTCAATGATAATGACGAAGAAAATACAGAACTGAATTGGCTATTAGAAAGGCCATGGTTTTATGACCTCATTGAGCTTGCTTTAATGTCAAAATTTAGAGGACGAAAAATGCTCGAAATGTATGAAATACATACAGATGGCGATTACATTGGAGAATTAAAAACAATTGCTGAAATCCAGCAACCATATTTTAATACAAAAAAAGGAATTATCATCAAGAGATCAGGAGATACCACGGGGTTTAACTATCAAGAACAACCTTATAAAGGATTTTATGTGCAGATCGGTAAAGATATGGATCTTGGTATGTTTACATGGATGGCTCCAATTGTATTGGCTAAAAAATTAGGAATGGGTGCCTGGTTGGATTTAATAGACAAATATGGAGTTCCTCCGTTATTTATCAATACTGATCGGGAAGATGAGGGACGATTAAGACAACTTTTCAGTGCGGCCATGAAATTTAAGCGGAACAACTTCATGATTACCCGAGGTAATGAAAAGATTGAAGTTCCGACAATGGGAGGTAATAGTATTGCGCCTCACGAGTCTTTACAAAAAAGAGGTGATGAATTGATCAGTAAAAGAGTCCTTGGGGGTACTGGATTGACGGATGAGAAAGGTTTTGTAGGAAGTGTCGAAATTCAGTATAAGTTAGCTAAAGATAGATTCAACAGTGATAAATTATTTTTTGAATATTTCTTCAATGCTGAGATTAAACCCAGACTTGTCAATTTAAGCCCAGTATATGCTGGATTAAAAGATCATTATTTTAAGTGGGATAATACAGAAGTACTTTCAGTCAAAGAGCTTATCGATGCTATTGTCAATCTCGGTTCACTTTACGATATCGATATAGAGTGGGTTGCAAAAATGACGGGTATTCCAGTGACCGGAATCAAACAACTGATGACTGAATCCATACAGTCTCAAAAAGAAAAAGCAAATCCTGAAGAAACCGAGGATACTAAAAAAAAAAGCGTAAAAAAGAAGTAACTGCGTTGCTATCTCAAATTACTGCGCTTTATCAATCCTGTAGCTGTGATGATCATATTGATATCACAGCTCTTGATCTTTCAAAGTTTGACAGACTCATAGACCAGGTTGCAAAGCAACTTCATGAAGGTAAAATAAAACCTTCGGATCTAAATCAATCTATGATCAGTGAGACATACAATGAACTCAACGCCGGAGCGGCCAAAGGCTATGGTAAAAAATGGGGGACTTTTCCTGCTGATGGTAAAGGAAAACTGCCACTGGAGCTGAAGAAAAACATTTATACATTTTCTTCAGCAAAAACTTATGCACAGCTTGAGGCTATCAACCATTTGTTATACGATATCCAGGGGAAAATAAGACCGTTCAATGAATTTTCCCAATTGGCTAAAAAGACCGGGCATCAATTCAATAAAAACTATCTTCAGTCTGAGTATCAAACAGCTCGAACAGCGGCACAGATGGCTCAGAAGTGGGACAAAATACAGGAAACAAAAGACCTTTTCCCAAATTTGAAATTTAGGACAGTTGGAGATAGTAATGTACGTGATGACCATGCTAAACTGGATGGTGTTATCAAACCGATTGACGATTCATTTTGGGCTAAATACTATCCACCTTTAGATTGGCGATGTCGATGTGATGTGGTGCCTACAGCAGAAAGTATGACTACACATGAAGAGAAGGCAATGCCTAAAGTTAATTTCAAAGGTAATGTTGCATTGGACGGAGAGATCTTCACAACAAAAGGAACATTTTTCAAACTTGTAGCAGGCGATCATAATGTAATCCGGAACATGGAGCTGTCAAAATTGAATGCACCGTATGAAACAGCTTATAAAAATGAAAAATCAAAAAAATTGGAAGTTAACATTTTTGCAGATCCGAAAGACCTGATTGACAATATTAGGATCGGAGAAATTTTGGTCGATGAACTTAATGCACACCTATATATAAGACCTCATCTTGACGGGCACCTTGTTAAAGGATATAAAAATCCTGAATACTTAATAAATGATGTAATGGCTGATCGAAAAACACCCGAATCAAAAAATTATAGTAAATCATTGAGCAAGGCCAATAAACAGGAATGTGAAATTGTTGTCATTGATCTTTCTGTGAATAAAGATACGGTCGAAAATGCCTATAATGCAATTGAACGCATTTTAAATAAAGATGTTCACGAATTTATTAAGGAGGTTATTATTGTTTCATCGGATGGCAACGAAGTAAGGATCCATAAACGCAAAAAGCAGTCCTGAAGAACTGCTTTTAAGAGGGGTATACACTTGGGATAAGCCGCGTGTTTAGCCTCATTACAAATATACATAAAATATGAGTAATCCAAACATTCCAAATTTTGAAGAAATCGCTGATAGTCTTAAAAAAGATGTTCGGTTATTCGCAAAGGTATATTGTCTTCAATGGTTTGATGACAGTTTCCAAAATCAGGGTTTTACGGATGCAGGTTTTGAATCATGGCAACCTCGTAAGTCTCCAGACAAAAGTCCGGGAAGAGCAATTTTAGTTGATACATCATTTTTACGTAAATCACTTATCAGTGAAGAATTCGAAAACAGTATGGAATTTGGATCACATGTACCATATGCAGCACTCCATAACAATGGTGAGCGTATGCGAGTCATACAATACGTAAGAGCACATCATCGTACTAAAGGTGGTAAAAGATATCAGGTGAAACCACATAGTCGAAAATTAGACATTAAGTTTCCACAAAGAAAATTTATTGGGGAATCAAAATTGATGATGGAAGGTCTAGATAACTGGTTTTTAAATGAAGTTGAAAAACGTTTTAAACACTAATTGAATATGCAAAATTTTGTTGAACTATATAAAGAATTAGCAGATAAGCTAACATTAAACATTCCAGATCTACGCTGGGTAGACCTTTGGAACTCTCAGGTATATCATATGGAAGAAGAGCACCCATTTCCAGCTCCAGCTATTTTTTTAGCATTTCGAAGTAACTCGATGCAGGACCAGGGAAATAAAATACAAAAAGTGACCATGCAGGTGGATGTCTTTATATATTACGAAACATTTTTGGATACTTTTAGAGGAGCCTATAATCAAAGTGATGCGCTTGCATTCCTGGACATGATGGATCATGTTAATCAATTATTACATGGGTCGAGCGGTCAAAGCTATTCGTCAATGAGGAGGGTTTCTTATAGTCCAATTGATACCGGTGGTGCTGGGAACCTTTGGAATATTGTGTACAACTGTGAACTGGTTGACTATTCTGCCATGAAAGAATTTGGTGAAGGTGGTTTTAAGGATCTTGAGGTACAAAAATTTGATATTCCTTAAGCAAAAAGAACAGCTTGATAATTGTCTACGATTGAAGTCCTTCCAAAAACAATATTTTCAATGGTTTTTGGAGATTTGTAAAATCTTACAGCAATATCTTTGAGAATGTATGCAGGACTAAACTTTGTTACCCCGTGCTCTTTTATTGCACTCATTCTTTCGAATTCTTTACGGATATCTGAATGAAGTCTGATTGTCTCAGGTCTAGCCATAGTATAAATGAAATCTATAATTAAGAATAACAAATATACGAAATATCGTATAACAAAAAAAGCCCTGAATGATCAGGGCTTATCTTATTTTATCGGTTCTTCAGGAGCTTGAAGTTTAGTGCCATCCGCATAAACTATATTTTTCAAATTCCATTTTGTTTTCAATTTACTAAATGGCACACTTTTTAAAATATCGTTTTCTGTATTAAACAAATTCAAATCATAAGCACCATCTTGTTTGTATATTTCATTTGGCTTCAATGTTTCCAAACTTTTTAAATTAGCATCAAGTAAAACCTTGTCAAGTGCATCAGCAAATTTAATTTCACCCTCAAATGCAGCAACTTCCTTTCCTGAATTATTTTTTCCTGTTATCCAAACTAAATAATACTCCTCATAGTAATCAGACTTTTTTAAATATCTGGCAGAATCTACATTAATACTAATCAAATTTGTGAATTTAGTTGAGTCAACTTTAAAAGCTTTTAATTTATCTTCATAAACTAACCTTTTGGCTTTTGCTGAATCAAGGATTTCACGATATGTCTTATCTATTTTTATTCCTTTACCATCTTCGAATTTTTCACCAGCGAATGCAGCTGTAATAGCTTTTCCAAATAGCTCTTTTCCGATTTGGTCAAAATCTTCTTGTGTATATTGGTCAGAATATTTCTTCTTAATATCTTCAATATCTTCTTTAGCAGATTTTACATCAAATTTTTTATCCAATTTACTGGAACACGCTCCAAATAGCAATAAAGCTAAAATTAAAACTGAAAGTCTTTTCATTTTTCTTCTGTTATAGATTAATAATATTTTCAAATATACTTTAATTTTTAACCCAATCAATTGTATTTCCCACTCGATCCCGTTTAGGTGATAATCCAAGACCTCTCAGGTGCTTCCAATACTCAGATAGATCACCAGGTGTTAACTTATCAGCATAGGATTTATTCCAGCTGTTTGGAAATCCTACTGTTCCTTTTTTCGATATCTCAAGCAAAAGCTCATTATAGTACCTTACAAGATTTGAAATACTATGTTTGCCTTTAAAAATGAAGTTCTCAGACTGGAAGTAGTGGTTCAGGATCTCATCAGTAATTTTAATGCTGGCAATCTTTCCACCGTCTTGACGTGATGCCTTATACTTAATATTATTGTGTTTTTCATAATGGACGCAGAACATAGCGACCTTCTTATTAGTGGCCAATTCTATTATCTTTTCACAATCAAGTCCGATCGCCTGGCTACAGGAGACAACCTGATCCTCTTGGTACGCAACACTCGACATTAGCCCTCTAAATTGAGGTTCATTTAAAGAGCTTTTAACATCTATTTCAATTGTCTTTAAAAGACCTTTAATATAGATCAGTACAATAGATCCATCAAGTTTGCCTGAAGTTAACTTATACACTTGTTTCATCGTTTTATCCCTCCTAAATATTGACTATAAATTTTTTCCAGTATCGTTAATATCAATCCAAGTTCATAAACAGACAATGCATTCATCCTTTTTTTCTTTTGCTTCAGACAGAAATCATCGAGCTTGATCAGTACCTGATCAGTAGTCTCGCCCCAGTTCATACTTCTGGCCAGACCGATCATTTTTTTCCTCTGTGTATCTCCAGGAGCAGGTCCCCACATACTGGGAACCTGCTGATGATTAGCCAGCATATTGAACAATTCATTAAACTCTTTATCGGACAATGCTCCGCTACTCGTTGTACGTCCATTTGTGAATTCGAATACTGCCTCTTCCTTTGTTTTACCAAGCGCCTTGCACATGGCGTAAAAACGTCGGTAATCTCTAGGCATTATTAAGATTCATTTTCGAAGAACACTTTATAAAAATTCATTCCCTTTTCTTCATCAAATCCTTTTTCAAGGATTTCACGTTTGCCATGCAAATAGATATGAGCATTCTTATCAAGCTTGATTACTGATTTTAATGAGGGCTGTATTTTCTTAACAGCCTTTTCAGAGATATCAAATGAACTATCCATGGGCACATTATATTCTTCACTAAATGTATCCTTATAGTCACTATATAAAGCTATTGCTGTTGCATTATCTCCAAAAACAACCTCCATAAACTCTTCCTGATCAAACTTTTCGTGTTCTTTGAAATACTGGGAAGTCTTGTTGATCATGTCTATTTTATCAGCCTTTTCCAATTCAAACATATCATCCATCTTTTCGACTATGAATTGTTTTGCAAGTTTGATGACATTTGATGTTTGCTGATAATTATCATTTCTAACCTTTACCTTAAGAAAATCATCTTTCCAAATCTGGGATTCTACTGTGTTTTTACCATCAACAAATAAGACCTTATAACCAAGATCTTTCTCACTTTTTAATATTAAGGTACCTTCATCGATGCTATCCATATTGATTGCATTCTGCGTGATTTTAAAATCTATTCCTGCCGCATCGGAATTAACCTGTAAGAAGGTGTTTTTACTGTAAGATTTGAACAATCCAATAGCGTCAAACAATTCACCTTCAAACTGTATATCTTTAAATTGCACCACATAAAAATCAGAACTTTTAATTTTAGGATGACAACTAATCTCATATAAAAACTTCGTCAACTCAATAGATAGCCCATGCATACTTAACATTCCTTTAAAAAACTGTGAAATGTAATAATATACTTCGTTAAGTTCTAGGTCTCCATTTGGGTGAAATAAACGATACACATCATTTATCTTCATGAAACCTTGACAAAAGAACTTTAATAAGCAATGAGTTAAATCCTCATCTTGAGCTAATTTTTGAAAAAAGGGATCGTGTAGGATATAAAATTCCTCTCTTAATTTATTTCCGACGTGATGTACGGATAGATTTTCTATTTTACTATCTTGGAAAAATAACATAGTTGTGTTGTTTTATTTTGTTAAAAATTATATGAACTTGTAACCACGTGGTTTGATCGCTTCGATCTTTGCTTTGAATGGAAAACCATTCATTTCCTTTACCTTTATGCATTGCTGCTGGAGGATAACAGATCCTGTAAAGATCACCCTGTCCTTATCTTCATGTTTGATCTGTAGAACCAGTCTATTGCCGTTTCCTTTATCCTGATACTTGGATGGTTCGATTTTAAAGTCCAATACTTCAATGGTATGGTTGACAACCTCTTCAATCTCTATTTTCTTTCCGGTAAAGTGCTCGATCTGAATATTCAAATCACTAAAGTTTTTCATGTATGAGTTTTTTGATTAAATGTTTGGAATTGCAGTGCTTTGCCCAGCCCATATAACTAGAAATACTTTCTTTTGGTCTTTTAGCCTTTATTGCGCGTGCAAAAGCCTGCTTGATGGATTTTCGCATTAATACATGTGTATGGTAGTGTACATATCCTCCAAAGTCAATGCCTAGACTTGTTGGAAATGGACCGCGGTTGGGTTTCAATGATAGTTTTAGGTTTTCATAAAGATATGTTTGTATCCTTTCAAACAATCGGTGCAGATAGTTCTTATCGTGGTGCAGTATAACAATATCATCAGCATAGCGTAGAAAGTAGCTTACCTTACATACTTCCTTGATCCAGTGATCGAAATAGGACAGATAAAAGTTGGATAAATACTGGCTTAAATAATTGCCGATTGGAAGACCAGGGGCGCTATCGATAATACCATCCAATAGCTGGAGCATTTCTTTATCCTTGATCTTTTTACGTAACATGGATTTTAGGATCCCATTATCTACGTTTGGATAAAACTTCCTGATATCAACCTTAAGACAATACATCGTACCCTCGACATCTGTCATATACTTCTGTAATACCTTACTGGCCAAATGAACGCCTCGGCCTTTGATACAGCTATATGTGTCACGTGTAAAAACTGACACAAACATTGGTTCAAGGATATTCATGATAGCATGTTGCACGACACGGTCGCGATATGGAAGGATTGAAATTTCCCTTTCTTTCCGTTCATAAATGGTACGGTGCTTATATGGGGAAGTCTTGTAAGTATTGGTTACTAACTCACGATAGATATCAGCGATATTCTGGTCGAAATTTTTGTTAAACTCAATAATACCGGTCTGCTTAGACTTTCCTTTCCTTGCGATGCTATCCGCAAGGATAAGGTTGTCTATGCTGCATAATTGGTCGTATATGTTACCTATTCTTTTCATTGTTGCGCCTTTGCTTAAAAGGTCGTTTTCGCTCGGTTGAGCTACCAACGCCCTGCAAGGAATTAGTGTTTTTTTACCTTACGGTAAGGTCTGTGCTGTTATTATTATTTATTAGCATTGTGGGCACTGACATTCGCGTTGTCGTTGTCGTAGTTGTAGTCGTAGTACGAAAACGAGGAAGACGAACCAGTACAGCACACGACCTTCATTATTATTTCTTATTTGGTCCTATAGATCTATTGTAAATAGCAATGAATTGCTTACCCATATAGATTGCTTTTTCCGATGTATCCACCGAGCGGCGGGCACCGACACCCGCGCCGTCGTTGCCGTAGATGAAGTCGCAGAACGAAAACGAGGAAGACGAACCAGCATCTCTTTTAAAATATGGATAGTACCATCTTTGATCCATTGCAAGTTCTTTACCTTCACGTAAAGCCAAAGCGATTTCCTCGATCTCCTTATCTGCTTTTTGAGCATCTGTGTCGCGCTCAGTTTCCCAGTTGAATCGTTCTATCGTTTTACCGTTGTAAGCAAGAGCTGCTTCTAAACTATCGATACGGTCAATGATATTTTTGACAAATACTTTTTCTCCAAAAAGATTTTTCAATAGGTGCTTACCTTTTGCATTCGCTTCATCAAAAGCCTTAACTGCATTTTCTTTACTGATCGTTAGATTTTCCATGATTAATCGTTTGTACCGTTGATATACTGACTATACTCCACTGGGAATGTTTTTCCCGCAAATTTTGCTCTCTCACTATCGACTAAAAGATGGCGGGCACCGACACCCGCGCAGTCGTGGCCGAAGTCGTAGCCGTAGCACGAAAACGAGGAAGACGAACCAGTTGGATTATAAAACCAAGGAAAATATCCCAGATTAACATGTTTACCGCCATTCAGTGCAAAAACAATGACTTTCACCTTTTCATAACCGACAGTATCGATATCCATTCCCTTTGTACGCTCATTGAATTGATCCAATGTTTCACCTTTTACTTCGAGTGCTTTCTCGAATGTGTTGATCTCTCTGTAATCCATCTTTTTATCTGTTTAATAATTTGTTTTTGATTTCTTTTTCAAATGCTCGATCTAAATCATCGAATTCTTCTTTGTAAGCTTTGATTATCACTCTGCTTTTTGTGATAAATTGATTTTGATAAATATTATGCTCGTATTCCTCCACAGTATCCATGATCATGTAACCTAGAGATAAAAGGAACTCGACTTTTTCGTCGTCTGTGAAGTGTATCTGCATACTAATTCTCTTGTTTCACCTTTAGTACCAAATAACTACTGCGACGTACTGCATCTTCTGATAGATTGTAAATGACCATTTGATCTCCTACATTTAAATTTTGGGGATTTATAACTATATGCCCTTCCCAGTAATTACTTTCCTCATCCGATTTTACAATCATACCGCCCAGATCTAACCATATTGTAACTAGGTTTTTATCACTTTCTTCAAATTCCACCTTTGTTAATGGAGTTTTTGATTGTTTGACAAAAAATAATGCTAAAACAATCGCAGCCATTACCACCATGAAAATGAGTATTACGGGTAATTCATCTTTGAAAATCATAAGAAAAACCTCCTTCCTTCCTCATAAGCTACGTGAATGAACCTCATTGCTACCTCATCGTCACCACCATCTGGAGATGGAGCAAAGCGCTGGTATCTGAAGACCGATTCGTAAGCATCCTCGGACTTGTTCACCATTACTTCGTGATGCAGATCCCTTGCATCTTCTACAGAAGGGATGGATACTTTAGTATCCTTGTCCCATCCGATTCTTTTTGATATTTCGCTGTAAATGCTCATATTGATTCTATTTTTTCAATTTTGTAATTCACTTCTCTGATATTAAGCCCTCGCATACCTATTGGAGATTTTAAAAGGATATCAATCGTTTCACCAACTTTGATATGATCATGATCTACGACTGTATTACCTGTCCAAATATGTTTCTGGAATGGCCCGCAATCAGTCACTATACCGTCCATATTAATTATCCACCAAAGGAAATCCTGACCTTGGTCTTCGAAATAAATTTTTTTCATATTAAAGACTGCTAAAATTTAATTCCAATCTGTTCCATTTTCCATTTTTATCTTTGGTCTTGAACTCATAACCAAACTTTTTGAAGGTAATGGAGTAACCTTCTTTGATCAGCTGTAGACCTTTCACCCAGCGTGGATCCTGAAAAGTATCTTCGTACTCAAGCAACTCCATTACCTTCGCGTATTCTAGATCTCCATTATTATTGCGTTGAATAAAACCCATCAAAATTGGGTGGATCTTTCCTGAAGTTTTTTTGATGCCTTCTGATAAAAGAAAATCTTTAATTATCTCAACAGCTTTATTTGCTCGCTCATCCCAAGATGGATCCGTGTCTCTACGTCTCATAATTCTTTTATTGTTTTGAGAATTCTCAATCGTAAAACCGCCTTGACTATTTGATCGAATACCACCGTACTCGTTAATTGCTTCACGGTGGATATCCATCACGGCGTGAGCTTTCTTTTTGAAACGAGCAATTGTAAGCGACAATTCTACAGCCTCTTCCATGAGCTCTTCGATAGAAGTATCTTTATTGCTTTCATACTTCTTTTTAGCATTTAACCTTTTTTTCTTTTCAGCTTTTTCTTCCTTTGCTAATTCAGCCATAAGTGCTTTGCGCTCATCTGCTGTTAATCTTGATATATCGTTCATCTTTTTAATTTGCTAATTCTAATTTCTGATTTGATCCAAACTGCAATACATGCGATTACTAGACATGTTATTTGAAACAATAGTGGTCCTACAACCTCAATCCAGGTTAATTCAAAAACCTGAAAAATCTTAAGAGTAATTAGGATAATTGTCATTAATGCCGGCAGGCTATTATTGACGTTCTGAAAAATTTTAGTTGACATCGCTACTACTTTTTGACCTTTTAATAAAATTGATTGCACCTGTTTCTTCAGCTAACCGAAATCCATCTACAGCAACCTGTAGAATACCTTTTACTTTTTCATCTTTATCCTGGGCGCTACAAAGCTCTGCTGAAATACTAATTGGGTTTCCATGTGCATATACCAAAGACGATTTACCGGATTTCACTACTCCAAAAACTATAGCATCTTTTGGCAATTGCTTAAGCATTTCGATCAATTCGTTTACAGATGTTTCTTTTTTGTTCTCTGTTTGTTGTGTTTTTTGATTTTCCATTTTACTTTGTTTTAGAGTCAATGATTCCGATTATTCCATTGATGACTGTAGCATCCGTTTCACTTACCAAATAGGTCCCATATCCTTGCATATGCGCTATAAAAGCCAGTCCCTCTACACTGTCAATACTGAAATTATATTCAGCCTTGTTCATGATATCTTCTAACTTAAGCTTATGGATCAGCTTTGATAAAGCATGAAATACCATTCTTACAATTGCAGGGGCTTCATTCGAAGGTTCACGCCAACCAAGTTCTAAGCATGCTATCCAAACCTTAAGCTGATGCTGATTGATTTTGAACTTTATTTTTTTCATTTTACGTGTATGTTGATGTCAACTTTAGCGCTATCTCTGACGCCACATCCCATGCACTTAGCAGGATGTTTAATTGGCTCTGGCTCGACAGCAGGATTCTTTTTACAGGCAATCGTCAGGACGATCAGAATGCAGCATATGACTGCGAACTTTAGTTTTTTCATTTTGATCTGTATATTAAATTAAGTACGTGGTGAAATTTTATAAGCAATGTTTCATTACTGTACAATAGCTTTCCATTGTGGATCGTGTAATAGTCATCTGTGACACGTTCCAGATCCTCTTCATCAGGACTTACCTGATGCAATCTTCCTTTTTTGTCAACCTCCATACCCTCGAACATGCTATATCTAGCGAGGGGTAAGAATCCTTTATTACGTCGTATCCATTCATTATTCCATAGGCCGCGCATTAAAGTGGAGTACCGAACACGATTAAAAATATTTGGATGAGCACCAAAAAGAGCACGCTTAAGGAAGGCTTCATACTGCTCAAACTGATGATCACAATATTGTTGCTCTGTCCATCGCAACATGCCACATATCTCAGTTAGCTGTGTTTGATTGAGTAAGTTGGTTTTCTCAATCAAACTCAATTTTTTTGGTGCTTTTGCAACAGCCGTTTTAAGTTTTTTTGTAAGTGTTTTCATAATTGAAAGTTTATTACGTTAGTTTCATTTGAGCTTTACGCATTCCCTCTTCCCAAACAACATATGGGGTATTTCCTCCATATCTAGTAGCTTCAACTGGTGTAGCTACGAATTGGTGTACGCGTAACTTGACATCTGCATCAAATCTTACTTCGTCAGCTAGATCACCTTTAGGTTGTAAACCTTGAGCATGACAGGTGAAAACGAAAAGTTTATCTGGGAATTCCGCAATTAATTCAAAATATTGTTCGACGGTAATCCTTAAATATTGAAGACTATCAACAAATACAACCTTGAAGCTTCTTTCTTTTCTTAATCGCTGTTTCATCCTTTCAAATGATTCTGACTGAAATTGAATCCGATTTCCTACAGAGGCTATATTGGCTACTTGTAAGGCTCTTCTGAATGATAATTTTTTTTTCTCCTCCAAAGAATTGTAGTATACAGGTTCAAATCGTGAAATGTATTTGGCCAATTCAAGCGCAAACTTTGTTTTACCATTACCAGATTGTCCCCATATGATCCATACACCTGCCAGCTCTACTTCATCCCCAATCGTATCTGCCCAATCACCTTCGAACTTCATTGTCTTGTATTTGATCCTTTCGAGGTCACTGTAGCTAAACATTGGTGCTAACTTGATTTCGCCTGCCATTTACGCTACCTCTTTACCGTTCAACAAAAAATATTTAGCGACTTCTTTACGTACGATACGCAGATCACCTTCACATAGGTTGTGGATTCTTTCGATTTCATCTGCATCATCCAAACCATTCGCCATGCAAACTGCTGCTACATCGTTAAAATCAGGAAGATCTAGCTGAAGAAAATTGCCATGTAGCCTAGATAGCACTTCACGATATCCGATTTTGTCATTTTTAGCACCTCTTTCAATACGTTTCTTAAGAGCAGGCACACCCGATACAACAAAGCCAGTACATCTAAATAAATCATTGTACATGTCCATAAATAGGTCAAAGGCACCATCTTTCAGTTTATCCATTTGATCAATGATGATCAGTGGACTTTCGAGTCCCATGACGTGATCGATAAATGATTCGATCATACTTTCGACAGTTCCTTCAGCGACTAGACCAGCAGCTTTGGAAAGATTCACGATGTATGATTTTGTTTTCCAATAGTTCTTACATTCAATGTAAATGACATTACCAGTGTAGCGTTCATAATCGACGTAAGCATGTGATTTCCCAACACCTGCATTGAAAGAAATACCCACAGTTAAATGACGATCTTGTGAAGCCTTCAAAAGCTCCAGTAATTTGACATAGTTAGATGTATCACCGGTATTCCAATCAATATCTATCTTCAAAATAGCCTGAACCTTGCGCCACATAGCATCAGAAATCGTATTCCATTGTCCTGATATCATTTTGCTTACTGTAGCATTACTGATCCCCAATCGAGCGGAGAGCTCAACTTGAGAATATTTATATTTAACTGATTTGATTTTCCCCGAACCTGCCAAACGCTGTAGTTCCGTGGCAATGATCATTTTATTTTCGTTCGTCATAACTTTCGATTTATATTTCGGTTAATAATGATTTCTTTCTATCCACATCCATACTGATAGATTTCTTAACTCTACCATGCATTTTGATGTGTAACTCTTGGTCAGCGGACATGCGCTCTGGAGTGATACCTGTCCGACGTTGCAGTGCAGCTACAGCTTTCAGGTCACGTTCGTATTCCTTATCACGTACGTCAAAATCTTTTTGCCATATCACTTTCTCACCGTCGCGCATCGTTGCTGGAACAGGATCGAATTTTCGTTTTGGTTCTGCATAGGCTACAAGGAATTTTTCACCAGCCTGATTCGTTTGAAGCAATTGGATAAATGTATCCAGGCTACCCGGATCGTATCGAACGATAAATTTTGCACCGACATTTTTACGTCTGAATTCGATATCGATATTACCTTCATCATCGTACACTTCAAATAGGTAGTCTTTTTTGTCGATCGTCAGTTCAAGACCATGTGCACGATAGGTAACAGGGCGTTTTTTCTCTTCGATCCAGATATACTTCATGATATCTTCCAATTGGATTTCTTCAGACACCGGCATTTCTTCCTGATAAAGCTTATTACGCTCAACAAGGAGTGTTGAATGTTTTCCTTCATTCCAGGTGCGCACTATAGCTTCCCATTGTTTGATGGCAGCGTCCTTAGTCGGAAGGCTATCTTTTATCTGTTGTAGATATTCCATGTTACGATGAGAACTGTCTTTCTTGGTTCTTATACCTTGACCATCCGAGTTCCATAACTTGGTTGTTACTTCAGTTTGTAGCATGCCGTGTAGTTTATCTGCTGGATTACCGTGTCCGTATGCACGGTGAGGGTAATGGGTACCACCATCATCTGCAATTACTCTGCTATACAGTTCCTGCATCTTAGCAGATTTGTGTCCGGACTGCTGATCATAGGTCAATAGATAAGGTCTGTACCCAGCTGTTTGTACTGCCATTTTAATAGCAGTGAAGTGATCCACATGCGATTCTGTTTCCGATAGACTCCAGCCGATTATTTTCTCACTGTGCACATCAAATACAACATCGATACGCTTGTAAGCACTCATCTTTGTAGAGCTTTCCGGATCATAGTAAGTAAGATCCAGTTTGGTACCATCAATAGCCCAATACACATTCGGAAACCAGCGTGTTTTGTCTTTAGATACTGTATGTTTGAATTTCTTGTCATAGATATCTTTACCATCACGTGATAAAGTCCATATTCTAACATTCTCAGGCTTATCCAAAAACATTTTAATAGCACCTTCACTCAAAGAAGGCCAGCCATTATTGTCCATTTCCATACGGTACATGTCCAGCAACTCAGGTACACTGAATTTATTTGGAAGTGAATAGACCGCAAGAATATAGTCAGCTATTTCCCCTTTGATTTTGATCGTATTGACATTACCTTCACCGGCATGCACAAAAGAAGAATAGCCTTCTTTCAGATAACGGTTATAACGGCTTCGAAGTCGTGCAGGTGAAGTCGGTAAATTGTAAAACCACTTTTTCTCATCTTTCCCTTCATTCAGTTTATTCACAGCATCTGAAATATTATCCCAGATTTTACTTTTTTTAGGGCCAAAAGCCTTAGTCGACTGTTTTGGGTCAGTTAAAAGAGTTTTAATAGCGTTTAAAATACAGCAGTTGGTAGCCCGTTCAATCTTGATCTTATCATCTAGTTTTCTACCATCTGGATAGCGGTGTGTTGCGAAAAAATCAATTGCTTTCACATCGGGTAAAATATGAGGTTCAAGATGATTCACTACGACAACCTCTTTATAATCACCTAAATTTTTCTTGCATGCCATTTTATACTCCTGTGGAAGATCATGGTAACTCAATAATGCTTCATTGCCCTTTCCTCTGCCTTCACGAACACGAATAAGTTGACTTTTAAAGCATTTCTGTTTGTAATTTGTATAACTTATAAGTCCCCAGTCCTCATAAAGAAGACTTGCAGGTATGCAGAGTGTATTGTTATAGTATTGATAAGATTTTATTTGCATCATCATTACTTTTTGTTTAGTTCCCGTCCAACGGCGATGGCTGGATTACGCTTTCGGGAATTTTGTTGCCATTTATAATTCATTAATTTTCTTTTGGATTGCAGCTTTAGAAGCACGATCCATTTGCAAATACTCATCTTGGATTTTGACAGGGACAGTCCCAACGCGTTCACCTCGAATAGACATCAGTATATAATTACGCTTAAACCCATACTTGATCATCAACTCTTTCACTGCGTCATCATTGTAATTCTGTGGTTTTTTTCTAAGTTTGTTCATTGCTTAATGTGTGTTTGATATAACACAAATATAGAAAATAAATTTTCGATAAAACAAGTGAATTAGTAAATATATTTACGATGATAAAAGACAGAGTTATACAAGTTGTTGAATTAAAAGGGATTGCTAAAGAAAAGTTCTATACACAAATAGGTATGACGTCAGCTTCTTTTAGAGGTAAAGCCAAGGAAACACCTTTAAATTCAACCGCAATAGAAAATATATTATCGATAATACCAGACGTAAACGCTGAGTGGTTACTTACTGGACAAGGAAATATTCTTAAAGACTCCAATACTAAAAACAGAGCGATTTCTTCAAAAAATGGAATACCATTAATTCCTGTAGAAGCCTTCGCTGGTGCCGCACTCAACAATGGATACTCTCTAAATTTTGATACAATAGATGAACGTTATAGTGTTCCTTTATTTGATGATAAGGGTGTTGATTTTCTTATGTATGTCCGTGGATCATCTATGTATCCAAGATACAATTCAGGAGATGTAGTAGCGTGTAGATTTGTCCGGGAACGTTTGTTCATTCAATGGAACAAGGTTTATATCATAGATAGCAAGAGTCAGGGCGCAATGATAAAAAGACTATTACCTAGCAATAACCCAGATCAAGTTATTTGTAGATCTGACAACAAAGATTACATTGATTTCGAAGTCCCATTGAGTGATATACAAAATATTGCACTAGTAGTTGGCTGTATAAGCTTAGATTAA